TGCGACAGATGAAGCACGCTTACAGCCATTAATGCAAGCCGGTTGTATTCTGTCTCTTTGCCCTGTTCTATGGCTTTCTGCCGGTTCTCTCCCCTTAATTCATACGGCTTTTCGTTCATTATATCGTACAAGAATCTCTTATTAGAATCTCCCGGGCGGTGAAATTCTCTGTACCTTGCTGCAAGCTCTTTTCTCAGTTCATATTTATATCCTGGCTCATTTTTCAGCCTGTCAGCATAGTATTCATACGCTCGCTGTGCGTGTTCTCGCCTCAATCCGTGCAGATCTATTTTGTTCTGCATTTCTTCCTTAGAGAAGAGTTTCTGCTCCGGATCCGCGTTCTGGAAGATCTCTATCACGGTTCCTTCATCTTCCGGAAGTAATCTCTGAAGCTGTCGTTTGCCGCCCTTTCCTTTTGCTACATATACGCACAAATAACCGGATTCGTCTGTTGTGAGGTCTGTAGCTGTCAGCCTTGCTAGTTCTGCTCTACGGATGCCGACAGCCTTTTGGAATGTCACCAGGCGGTTGTATTTTTCATCTTCTGCTTCTCTTTTGCCTTGCTTATTTGCTTCTTCTCGTCTGCTCCTGGTGATTTTCCCGGACGTTCGCTTCGGCTTCTCGATTTCGGACATACTTATATTTGTAGCTTTACACGGTGCTGCTAGTCTCCTATGTATCGTTGCAGCACTATACCCGGCTGCCTCTAATTCCTTTTCATATGCCTGTAAAAGCTCTTTTTCCCGTCCTTGCAGCTGATCGGGACGCTTTACACCCTGTTCCTTACAAAATGCAGCAAATAGCTTGCAGTCCTTCTTATATGCGGTTACGGTCTGATTGTCCGTGATTCCCTTTAAAGCCGATTCTATTAAAGTACTTTGTACGCTTCGGTATCTTCCCATTTTTCTCGCCCCTTTCAATTCATCATTTTGATGATTTCTTAACCGTCGTCAAATTGACGATTCGTTTTTACTGCTCCTAGCTCAGTTTTTTGGTTAACTGCCTGTTATTCTGCCTTTTTTATGACTTGGCTTTGTCAAATGAGTTCTGCATTAGCCAGGCGGTGCTAGTTCACCACTTCTTTACAGAAGATAATGCATAATAGCGTGGTCTGCTATCCTCTTGCGTGGTTATTTTCTTACTTGGATATTTCCATAAAAGTTAGAATATAACCTGTTTTTCGTGCCTTAACTGGTTATTCTCTCTTTCGGCAAGCCTCCAAAGAATAACCTTTAAGCCTCTTCTCCCTTCGTCATTATTTTTTAATCGTTTATAATATGTCATTTCTGATCAGACATAAAAAACAAAATTATTTCTCACAAAATCGAGCCCTATATTGGTGTTATAAATTAATTTTTTGTAAAAAAATAGAAGTGTGTCCTCACTTCCTGTCCTTGCTATTATATGGTTGTTGACCACCACGAAATATGGTATAATATGACTACGGAAAGTCAGAACGTATAAGGCGGCCTACCCTCTTTTTCGGAGGGGCTACCCTCCAGACGTAAGAAAGGAGGGCGATGCCAATGGTTACATATTCGGAATTATTCCAATTTTGTACATTCATTGTTGCTCTTGTTGGATTGTGTTACACGATCTTCAAGAAAAGAAAATAGCCGCCCACTACTCGCAATAGTGAACGGCTGTTAACAGTTTTTCGCATATAATCGGGTAGGCCGTGCGTTTCTGGCTTTCCCTTTTGTATCTTTACTATAACACCTTTATTTCATTTTATCAAGACAAATACATCTTAAACGTTCTAATATCGTCTTATATCACCTAATTATTCCTTAATTCAAATTTTATTTATTAATTTATGATACTATTTCCTCCTATTTTGATTAGCCTCATTTATTTTTTTTGACACGGTACCGCCGTACCTGGAAGTACACCCCTCGAACCTATTCTATATCAATCCTTCCTCTTTGCCAGGTCATTTTGTCCTTTCGTTACTTATTATCTATCGTTATTATTCTTTGTCTTACGGACATTCTCACTCATTTATCACTAGCTCTGGTTCCGATCAGAGTCTATTATATCCGGATTTACTCCTTTTTGTCTTTCTGATACAGATTAAAACCAGACCAACCCCCTCGCAAGCCTGATTTTCTTACACTTTAGGGATTGACTTCAACTCTACACATGATACGCTGGTAGGCGATTTAGGAATACGGCTTTCTCTCCCCCCTATCCCATAAATAATTTATAAAATCATCTACAGAATAAAGGGTTAAGTGATGTATGTACGCCGTATAGGTTCATTGAGGTGTCCGTATCACTCCCAGTTATTACTAACCGGCACAATCCAGAGACATAAAGTCTCAACAGCCAAGGTCTGCCATAAAACGCTGTATGATGCAAATCATTCTTGTGACCCCCCTCTCAATCCATATCTTGAACTGAGCGACAGGACGGGCAATCGCCGATCTTAAAGATAATGGTCTACCAACGCACCCTTTGACGGCGATTCCTACGGCTGCTACCCCGTAAAGGTTGTATTTAAGCGGTTTTCCTCTCAACGCTCCTGTATCTTCCTGCCAGGTTTTGGCTCCTCTTATGAGTGTTCCAGTAACTAAAAAAAGCTCCTGCATTGGTAATTAACCACGTACAAGAGCTTCTTTGAATATCCAGATATAAAAAAATCCCTGTACGCAAATAAAAAGTTTTCACGTACAAGGAGACTTCTATCTTGACAATCCTATCAAAAAAAACTACAATAATGCCGAGGGATGGCTCTAGTAGTAGTCATTGTACGTATGTTCGAGATACGTTCAGAAGTAATAAAGGATTGCCGTCCAATATTACAACTACTTATCAATTCGAAAAACTGCACTGGGATTGCCGTCCTGGTGCTTTTTTTCATGTCTTTTTCGTTTCTCTGTCAGAGCTTTCACCCTGTCCGGTGAGCGTCCGTATCTATACCTCACCATACGGCGGCAGAGTCCACCGCAACCAAAGCTTTGGTTGACATGGGTTTATTTTACACTTTTTCCATTTCGAACGCAACTATTTCGTTGAAATTACCGCCAAAAAAATTCCCGGCTGTTCAAACCGGGAAATTCTTTATTCTGCAATACGATCTTCTCTGTACAATCGGAGAAACCGAAAATAAGTACTCCTGCTTATCTCCATTTCTTCCATAACGTCCTCCATAGAAGCCCCAGCCCTCACAAGGTCACAAAATGCAAGGTATCTCTTCTTCCACGCATCATCGTTCTTTTTCCTTCCGGCTCCACGTGCATTGTGCTTTGGAGTAACTTTCTCCCGGAGTTTTCGGTTCTCTTCTCTTAATCTTTCCTGCTCTTTGTGTGCCAGATCCAAGTTGATCTTTAGCATCCGGAATTTAACTGCAGTCTGCACCGGATCTCTATAATCTTCCGCTGCGGAATTAATCTCCCTGATTGTTTGCTCTGACTGGCTCCGGAGTTTTCTATTTTCTTCCTGCAGTCTTTTATTTTTTTGTTCAAGGGCCTTGTTCTGCTCTTCCAGCCTTTTAATCTGGTTTTGGCTTGCCAGGTATGCTGGTGACTGCTCATAGGATGTATTTGCCGTTTTATTGACCTTTCCAAGCTCTAGCATTAAGCGCTGGATGTCTTCCCTTGCTTCTGTCAGCTGCTTTTTCAGCTCACGATTACTTTCTTTTGCCACAGTGCAGCCCTCCTTTTCGTTTATTTAATTATAGTATATCCCTTACCCGGCTATGTGTCAAATATTAATTTATAACACTTATATAATTATATACTTATACACTTATATACCTATACACCTATATAATTGTATCTAACAAAGCAAGGACATGTTTCTAATTCAATTTATACACTGCTTATCTTGCCCTAGAATCGCCTTTTTCAGCTTACTGGCACAATTTACCGTCTAACATTTAAAACTCGAAATCTGGGCGTTTTTCCACGTTTGTAATAAGCCTTTTTTGTTTTTTGAAAAATTTTTGAGGGTGCTGTCAAGGTAGCAGTCTCCTTTTTCTGAAAAGGGCCTTTTTCTTTTTTTCATTTCCTTTGGCAGCTTACCTGGCTCGCCGCCCCCCTCCCTCAACGGGGCTCCGGGTGCTTATTTCCAATGCTGATTTAAAACAAAAAAATGGAGCTGCCGCTCTCGATCTAACATGCAACTCCATCATTATTATTGTATAGTTATATAATTATATAGTTATGTAATCATATAATATCCGCCTTGAGCTTCTCGATCTGCTCAAGCTTGTCATATAGTTCTTTGTTCTTCCGTCTATCCTCTTCTATTAATCTCTGAATATACTGTGTCATAGATGTATATTTGCCTGTGCTCTTTGCTGTATACTCAGTCATAAGCCTCAGATACTCTTGATACTCTGTTACATCTAAGCGCATATACTTCGCTTTCCTCTTTGATATGCCCTGTGAGGTTGTAATTGGCTTTTCCTGGGCTTTTGTTTTCTGCACCATAGAAATCTCTGTCTTATCTATTTGCGGCTGTTCTACGGCCTCCTGCGGCTTACTGACAAATGCCATAGCAGGATTATTTACAAAACTTTTCTTACTCACTTCACTACCTCCATTAATTCCTCGATCATATTATCATAATCTTTGGCCGCATTGGATTTAGGGGCATATGTAAATATATCCATTTGCTGGGCCTGCGCCTCTTTGATTGCTATGCACTCTCTAATCTTTGTCTTAAATAGTCTAGTGTTCAACGCTTTCGCTGTATCATCCAACATAGCTGCCATATCTTTCGACAGTACCGCCCTGCTATTGTATCTGGTGATAAGGATGCCAGCAATAGTAAGACCTGGATTGCAATATCGTTTGACCGTCTGTATGGTCTGCGATAGCTGCCCGATCCCTTGTAGGGAATACACGTCAGCTTGTACCGGTACGATCACGTAATTACTTGCTGTTAATGCGTTCATCGTTAATATTCCTAAAGACGGCGGCGTATCAATCACAATATAATCATATCTCTCTTGAATTTCCGTAAGTGATTCCCGGAGTAGATATTCACGTCCGGTTTGTGAAAATTCCATGTCTGCCAGGGCAAGCGATAGACTTCCCGGGATAACATCAAACCCCATCCTCACAGGGAAGATAACATCATTCACCGTCTTTTCTTTTCGCAGTACTTCATATAGCGTCGGTACGTTTAAAAGGTCAATCCCCAGCGTATAGCTTGTGTTAGACTGCGGATCTGTGTCTATCAGCAAAATCTTCTTGCCCCTGGAATAAAGGCCAGACGCAAGCGCAAGAGCTGTTGTAGTCTTTGCCACACCGCCTTTCTGGCAGGTAATTGTAATCACTTTTGCCATATCCGTTCCCCCTTCTTTTTCTAAAATTATAAGTTATGCGTCTTTGAATATCAATGTTTTTATAAAATTGTATAATTATATAACTATGTAATTATGTTATTGTATAATTATATAGTTGTATACAAAAGCGGCGCATGGTTTCCCACACACCGCCCGGTGATATAGCATAAATCAATATAGAGCTCTATAATGTAGTTCTGCTATTCGTTTGTTTTAATTCCAATATCTTTGCAAATATCTGATACAAATATCCAGATATATCGCAAAACCTTTTCTGACTGAATTTTATTAAGCATTTCAACTGTCTCTTTCTTGTAGTTCATCGTTAATACCCCCATTGGTTCTTTTCTTTCTCAAAAAGAGTATGTGTAAAGCTATAAATCATCGCCAAGAATCTTACGCTTTCTATCTTTTGTATCATACTAATAATTTCTTTCTTATAGTTCATAAACATTACCTCCAGTACCTTTTCGGAATGTCAGCTATAAAGAGGTAAATGTACCGCTGAATCCTCTCTGACTGAATTTTGCTGAGTATTTTTGTTATTTCTTTTCCACAGTCCATGTCATACCTTCTGAGCTTCTGCTCTTTCCTTAATACGCTTTAACATCAAATGGTCTGAAAGATTAAGTGTTCTTTTAATATCATCTGTATCATCCATCATTAATGCGTTCCAAATCAAAGAGAATCTTGCTTCATCTTCTTCAGACATTTTCTTGCGTGTCTCTTCCTTACTTCCCTGCAGAAGAATTTCCGCAGCTTCAAGGGTACGCTGTAAGAAATATCTATTTTTATTCGCTTCAACAACTTCTGCAATTGCTTTTCTGCAAGGACGCTGAGTTAATGTACAACGTTCCATCATTCTTCCCCCTCAGTCAATTTTTTCATATATGTATAAGCACTTTTCAGAAGTTTTTCATCTTTTAATTTCAGCGTACACTCCACAATTCTCTGACGATACATATATCGATCTGCCAGTCCTGCGCATATATCAAGATTTTCCTGTTTATCCTGCAATTCTGCTTTCAGCTTTTCAATCTCTGCTGACTGATCTGCGATAATTTCAGATGCTAAAGGCTTTTCTTCATTCTCACAAAGGATATCTGCAGCATCTCTTGCAAGTTCAAGGGTTTTCTTCTTCTGTTCCTCAAGCTCATCCAGCTTATCCCAGAAATTCAGTATATAAATTTCTTTCTGATCCTCAAGCTTTTTCTCTATCTCTTCCGGAGTTCCCTCCAATGCGGCCTCAAATCCTTTCAGTCTGTTCGGAAGTTCCTGTGTGAAAAATTCCTGCGCCTTTTCCTGGCAAAATTTCTTTAACTCATTATTTATATTCATCTGTCAAGGTTCCTTTCTATCTATCAACATCCTCGTAACAACCAATCCATGACCATCCAGAAAGGCAGCATAAACACGGAAATCGTTAATATTCCCCACATAACATTTGCAAGCTTCTTTCTGATCGTCTTTTTAAGTGCTCTTTTAAATCTGCGCTCCCATTGGCTATAAGTTAACATTGTATCGTGCATTGTTATTCCTCCCTTGTACGGGCGAACCTTGTATGATAGAATATATTTCATACAGGTTAACCCCTGTGTGTTTAAACAGTCCTTTTTCGCTTTGGTCGGTGAGTGGGACTGTTTTTTATTTACTGTTTCCGGATTCCTTAAGAAACTTATCAAGCGACATTCTTATAACTTCTGCCTTTGTTCGTTCATGTTTCACAGAATATTCAACCAAATTGTTGTACATCCTATCATCAACACGAACCTTTATATCATGGCGTTTCGCTCCTGGTTCTACCGGTCTCCCTGGTTTCTTTGGAACTGTCACTATTTCACCCCTTTCTATTTTTGAGTTCCAATAAATATATTATATTATTGAGTTCCATCAATGTCAAGGTGCAATAATCTATATCAAAATTTTATTTCGCGTTTTTAATAAGCCAAGGTGTCAAAATAACATATATACAAATAGTTTATTGCGAAAGTGTCAAAATATATTGACATATAGTTATAATGACAGTATAATAAGAGTATCAAAATAACTAAAGTTTAAATGACACAATAAAAAGGGGGAAATGCTATGTGTAAGATTGTTGCATACATGAGAATATCAACAGAAGAAGAAAGAGGAAAACAAAAGTTTACACGACAGGAACAAGCTATTATCAGATGGCAAAAAGAAAATAATGTAAAAATAGCAGATAGAAGAATATACAAAGATGATGCAAGTGGTGAGTCATTTGATCGCCCATCATGGAAAGAATTGGAAGATGATATAAATACAGGTGATACGATCATATTCAAAGAAATCTCACGATTTACCAGAGAAAGAGATAATGGATATATCAAATATATGGATTTACTAAATAACGGTGTAAATTTGATTTTTCTGGACAACCCTACATTAAATACATCATATATCAAAGATCTACAGTGTAATGCTGATAAAATGAAAGAGGATAATATCATAGGTGGAATGACAATGGAATTTATCATAAAACTATTGATTGTGACAGAACTTGATAGGGTCGAAAAAGAACGTAAGACGATTGTAAAAAGAATCGTTGACGGAATAAATGCAAGTGATAAGAAATCGGGGCGTAAAGAGGGACAGTTGGATAAAATGACACCAGAACTTGAAGCGGATATAAAAAAGTTCCTTGCAGATCGTAGCATAAAGCAAGTTGATTTGATGAAAAAATATAATTTATCCAGAAATACGCTGAAAAAATATGTAAAAATAATTGCAAATCAAAAATAGCTGCGACAGGCGTAACAATATTACACATTTATAATGTGTACATCATGCACACCTGTTCTAACAAGAGCATATTTGTATTAATATTAAAATCATGGACAAGGTTTATTTTGATACTCTTTTACATCATATGGCATCTTCGCTTATTCCATGATATATTAATCGCAAAACAGTATAGAAAGGAGGAACACCTCCTACTTGGGTATGAAAAGAGCTACACTATCATATGGTAATGTAGCTCTTAATTATTGAACATTCGTTCTATTTGTATTATAATAATTACAGATAAAAGAATCACCTTTCTATCAACAGAGCTTCCACCTCTATCCGGCACGCAGGGCAGAGAAACGGGACTCTGTTTTTTTATCTTACATCCAAAATCGTTCTGATCTGCTCTTGCGTCGCATCCGACAAACATGGTTGGCTGGATCCATTCCGGAACATCTGACAAAGCAAGATGCTAAGGTTTCCGTAGCTCAATTCCGAGCTCTTAACTTCGCTTATCGCTACTTCAAAAGCTCGTTCAATTTGCTCCCTACTCACCGGACAACTTCTAAACTCTGCTTCAAGAAGACCAATGTACGCCTGTTCTGTCATTCTCTTATCCTTTCCCCGGTACCGGAATGGATCCAGCACCGGAACAATATCATCATTCAAACTCAGGATTTACTGTACTCATTCGCTCTGAGTAAGCTTTCGCATATCTGGCCGCAAGTGAGCTTGAAACATCATCTTTCGCCCGAATGCCAATATCTTCTCCTACTTCTACTAACTCAACAGGTTTTTTCATCTCATCAACCCGTGTAACTGCATTTTTTGTATCAAATTCTTTTCTGCTCATTCGAGATATTTTAATATCTTCCAATGTAGCCGCTTGATATTCTTTCTCTAATCTACCCAAAAATCCACTGTCTTCATACCCATGTGCATCCATAATTAGACTTTGATTTTTATTTCTATCTCCAAACAAAAATTTTCCATCATATATGTGTACGATTTCTTTTAAGCGATTATTAGCCTCGTCAATCACTCTGATCGCTGCATCTTCCGTCGGTACAGTCAAACGTATTTCTGACTTTTTTGCAATATTCTGGACAGCTCTAACGCAAAAAGACGAACGACTTGCAATAGCACGTTTACAATAAGCCTCTACTTCACTCTCAGTCATTGGTATCCCCGCAGCACTAATTGCATTAAGCTCTTTAAGAAGTTCTAAATCAACAAAATCCGGCTTAAATTTCCCCTGATTTCTCTGCTTTATGGATTTTGTTTCACTCTCAACTTGCTCCAAAGCAATTTGTCTGACCTTCTTATACCTTTTTTCATATACTGATTTGATTTTTTCCAACTGTTCCGGCAAAGCTTTTGATGTATACTTTTCTTTAGCATCTGCAATTTCATCCTCTTCACATGCTTTCCACATTTCCATATCCTTTGAAAAATTTTTTAAAATTTCTGCATATTTTTTAAATTTATCCATTATCTTACATCCTCCTATTATTCTGCCGAAGCAATCTCATTCCAACAGCCATCGAAAAAGACTGTCTTTCCACTGACTTTATAAACGTCTCCGATCTCTGGCTCAAGTGGCAAGTCACTCATTCGAGTGACCTCACCTTTATATGTAGTTGTCTCCGGTACCGTGCCGCAGCACTTAAACTTCCATTCAGAACCGGTTCTAACAAAAAGGGCATCCTTTCCGATATAATGTTCTGGTCTTCTTACGATGCATAAAGAACCTTCTTGAGTCTCTGTCGGCAGTTGACATTCGGCATCAACTACCAAACAGCCCGGATGCTCCTTTGCAAACGCTGACTTTTTCAGCTTTTCGACTGCTTTTTCTTCGACAATGTCTCGTATATCTTCCATGCTCTCTTATCTCCTTATCCCAATTTGAACCATTTTTTCAACTTCGCGTGAAATGTGTAAATTTCTGAGGTATCAAGACATACTGCACGAGAGCCATGCTCTACATAGGTCGGCAGTAATCCAAGTTCCTTGCTGACACCTTCGTAAAAATGTCTTCCTCCTTCGATTTTCACACAAGTCCAGTTGCCCAAATCGGGAATTTCCTGTCCCGGCTTGTACATAATTCCGTCTAAAATTACTGAATTTTCTGCGATTCTTGCCATATTTTATTCTCCTCTCTTCATTGCTTCTATTTTTTCTCTTGTTTCCTTATCATAAGCAACTTCTTTTACAACAGCTCCAATCTGTGGCGAACCATACCCCCGAACCGTTCCAAATTCCAGTATTACAGAATCCCCGATATCAATCTTCATGTCACGTGGTGCCCGGATTTTAGCGGCCTTTCCATGAAAATTGAGAGTTAAATTCTCAATAACATACGGTTCTCCGGTTCGTGAAGAAATACCGGTTCTTGTGTCTTTTCCAATAATTTCAAAAATATTATTTTCCATTGCATTTGTCTCCTTTCAAACATGCCTGATAAAGTAACAGGCTTTCATTCATGCTTTTATTATTGCTCAACTCTTCGTGGGCTGAGCAGTGGTTTCCGGTACCATGTGCGGGGGTGCGGTTCTCAATCACGATTCGCTATCGAGTTTTTTTGGAATAATTTCCGCGAACATCGCCGCCAGGCTGCCCCGGTGTTCTTCCGGGGCGGCAGCAGTTGTTACAGCTCCGGGCGTTCTGGTTCCGGAAGTTCCAAAACGGCTTTATGACGTTCTGCAATCTCCTGAGCTGTCTGACTCGGAATGCCTATTTTTTCTTGTTGAGTGTCAAGCGTAATATTATCGACGTAGTTGAAATGATTTTTCAAAATGAAACAGAATGCCGCCGGATTTATCTTTCCTGTCAATCCCCATTGTTCTGTCAGTGCTACAATTGCTTGTTTTGCGGCAGTAATCACCTCGCCTCGTGCACTTCCTTCGTGCTGCCAGTTCAATAAAGTCTGTCTAGTACAACCTAGTGACAAAGCCAAAAGTTCAACACCAGGACGGACTTCACCATCTGCACACCATTGAAAAAACCACTTCACTCGCTCTCGTACTTCATCCGCCTCGCGAACTGCCGGAAGTGCTCGCAGTTGTTCCATATGAATAATAAGTTCACTCATCTCGCCTGGTTCCATGTCCGGCTGTTGTGCGTTCGGGAAATTCGATCGTCTATTGCTCATTTTTTTTCACTTCCTTTCTTTTTTTAGACGTCAAGATAGAATGCTGCGGCGACCCTTTTTGCTCACCAATCTCCCGTGCCCAGCTCGTCCAAGCATCAAGCCTATGCGTTCCCTGTTGTTTTGGGTTCCTGTTTCTTCTTGGCATTCTTTGAACTCCTTTCTATCTCAGCGCAAACTGCAAGAACTAAATCTTTTGCAAAGTCTGCTTCTGATGTTTTTTCATATTTTTGTTTTAATGCTCTCGCTTCATCCAGAAGACTGCTCCAACGATCATCATCATTAACTGACGTTCCATCGAATTTTCTATGTAAGTCCCAACCAGATTTCCAGATGTTAAAATATCTTTCTTTAAATGGCATTTTTCTCTCCTTTCTTTATCAGGGTGAAAAAGGGGTGTATCTTTAAAATTTTCTTTTATATTTAAAATTTTTACATATATGATAAATAAAAAAAATATTGCCCCTTTTACTACCTATTAGCACTTGTTAATTAAATGGATTTTCTTCTGTCTCCATAAATTTCAGCTCCAATCCGGCAAAATAAACTATTCCATGTATCTTTGTTTCTCGAAATCCTTTCGTCCGCAAAGCCTTATAAAATGCGGTTTTCCGCAGTGGCTCTCTTTCTTCTTCCTTGCAAAAATTTTCATATACAGTGAGTAAATCCGGACGTTTTATTCTGGCTTTTGGATCACGATTGCAGCATTCTTCAAGAAATGCTTCTGTCGTGTCAGATTCTGTTTTCATACGTGTTATTTCTCCAAAGTTTGCCCCCGACTCGTATATTTGCCCCCGTTCAAGAGCTTGTTTTGCCCCCTCAATCAGTCCAGATATAACCGTTTCAATCTCTTTTTCGTCACTTAACTTTGCTTCAAGATCTGAAATAAATACCCCCTCATCATTAAAACGAATGATAAGTAAGCGTCTAAAGAAACCATTGCTCCGGTCGTCCAGAACCTGCGGTAACTCATTGCAAGAAAATATAAATTTTGCTCTGTTTTTAAAAAAGAAAATCTCTCCGCCTTTATATTCAGCTTGCACCAGATCTTCACCTGTCAACTGTTTAATTACCGATGTATCACGTAATGGGCTATTTTCCAGGTCTCCACAACAATTCACGGTCTTGTACAGAAGTTTAGCTGTTGTGAATCTATCGGAAATTTTCTGCAAAGGTATTGCAGATACATTTTCAGTTCCTGTCAGCCTCAGCAGCTCATTCAGAATTACAGATTTTCCGCAATTTCCTTTTCCAGTAAGAATCATAAATTTTTGAAAGAATATTTCAGAAAATAGACATATTCCCATAAATTCAAGTAACATTTTCTGATTGTCTTTGTCTGGAATCCTAGTTTGAATAAATTTATAAAATATGGTATCTTCAATCTTCAAACTTGGTATGTAATTGTGCGGGATCTGACTTATTGCCCTATATTCTGGACTATGGCTGTGCATTTCTCCCGTTTTTACATCCAACATTCCATTTAAAAAGTTAATCCAGTGTTTCGGATATAAATTAATTTCATCTGGTTCTCGCTGTATACGATAATCAGTAATCAACAATTCATAAACTCTTTTAATTCGTGGTGCCGTCTGTACTTCCTCAACTATGCAATGACGAATCAAAGTTTTTATCATGATTCCTTTTTCATCCACACGGAATACACCACCAACATAGTAATAAGGGATTCCACTTATCACCATCAAATCATTGTTTTCGATGATATGGTTTGCAATCCTGGCATCTATGCAGTCGTATGCCTTACCTTTCTCGCTGAATTTATGAAATTTTTGTATTAATTCTTCAGTCAGCACATTGTTTTACCTCCCTCCCCTTCAGTATGTTATTTTCAAATGAAAGATAGCTGTAAAAGACCTTACGAATACAACTTTTCGGTGATTTCTTTTATTGCTTTCTCGACTTTTGCTCTCTGATCTGGTTTCATTTCTACTCGCATCCATCTGCAAAGCGTTGTGTCTGCAATTCCGATCTGGTCAGCAATCTCACAAAACTTAATTCTATTTGCTTCAACAATATCTCTGATTTCTTTATTTGCCTTCACTATGCCTTCTCCTTTCGCTAGTAGTAATTTCTCTTGCTATATACAGTTTAGCATGATATACTGCATAATATAATACACAGTTTATTTATTTATTCTCTATTTTTTCGGAGGTGATACGCATGAAGTTATATAGTTTTTGCGTTGGATTTAAAAAGGCAAGAAAAGCAAAGAGATTAACACAAAAATCATTTTGCGATGAATACGAGAAGGTGACAGGTTCATCTGTCACAATAGAGACCGTACGGAATTGGGAGCAAGGCAGAGCCATACCACGTATAGATACACTGATTTCTCTAGCTGATTTTTTTGGTGTATCTGTAGATTATTTATTGAACCGTTCGGAATGTACGTCTATTGATAATGAATATATAAGAGAAAAGACCGGCTTAAATGACGCTTCTATTTCTATGTTGGAAACTGCTAAAAAGGAATCAGAAATAGAAAGGCAGATTTACGATCTGAGAAATAACAACTCATCTTTAACTGTCACAGACACATTAAATATCATGTGTAAATATGATACATTGGCTCATATAGCCAAAGGTTTCCGCAATTACTTATTAACAGAATACGCTGTACCTGTTCAATATGAACCGGAACAAGGTAAATTCACATATTCGGACAGTGACTTTTCTAAATTAAATCATAAAGAAATAAATGCCATGTGTGAGGCTTTAGGTGTTGCTCCTTTTCCAGATCATTATATTATGCATCTTGCACGCACGCCGGAACATCCGGAAGATAATATAGCATTTACTCTTTCCAAGGATTTTCTGGAGGCTATAGCTATTCAACAGATAGAAAGTTCTTTACAAACATTAAAGAAATTGTATAAAGAGGAAACTAAAAAATAAGGATGCCTCGTTTTAAGGCATCCACAAAAAAAGAGGGTGGGTCGTGTTTCGTTACACCCCCTCTTTATTGCTAAATCAAATAATTCGTGGCGGTCACACCCAACCGCCAATGCGACAGATGAAGCACGCTTACAGCCATTAATGCAAGCCGGTTGTATTCTGTCTCTTTGCCCTGTTCTATGGCTTTCTGCCGGTTCTCTCCCCTTAAT